TGCATCTCAGACACATCACGGTATGTCTGGAACGTTGGCGTGTCCTTGTAATCCCAGTACCACTTAACCGCCCCGGTCTTCATCAGAAGCGCATCTTTGGCTGCTGTGTAGAGGATCAGAAAGCCGTTGTTCTGCTTGTAAAACACATGATTACAAGCGTTGGTCGCTTGCTCTGCGCCTTCTACGTCTTCAGGGCCTACCGGGTCAAACACGACTGCCTTATCAGTAGACGCGAAGACTTCGATCAAGTCAGGGAGCATGCCCTCGACTGCATCGAACACATCAGAAGCGACAACCTGCGAGCGGCCTTCTGCCTCAGTGCCGTAGGGCTCGCGCATGTAAGCACGCAGGCCCTTCTCGCGCTCTGCCGCAATCGTGCCCGAGACATGGTGATACGCGGCGGCGGCTTCGGCTTCCAAGAAGCGCAATAGGTCGTCGTCGGTCTGTTTCATGCTGTGCGGCGGTTTCTGTAAGTGAGCGGCTTTGAACCCGTTGTGTTTGCCATGTGGTCAACAGTCACGCAGAGATAGCGAAAGGCATCTGCACCGTGGCTGTGTTCGTCGTGTAGCGGAGCGCCGGGCTCGTTCGTCACGCTGTTGACGTGGCGTCGATACCGCTTTAGGCACTCGATAAGGCGCTTGGCCTTGGTCTTCTCAAAGTAAACCCGGGGGAAGACAACGCGAGCGGCTCGAATGCCGTCCTCTACCCCAAGCTCTGGAATCTGATCCCGGGTCGCGGGGGCGTTTCTGCCCTGCCCGTTGATGATTTCAACCGCGCTCTTGCCGGTCTTTACGTCCTTGCTGTACGCATCGTGCGGGAGCCAGTCAGTACCCCAGTTCAACCGCATGGCGTTCAGGTCTTGCGCGTAGTCAGCCAACGTTCTGTGACTGCCTTCGATGTAATCAATGATCCGAATTTCTGACGCTGTGCGCTGAACCAGAATGATCGTGGTTGCGTCGTTCCAGCCCAAGTCCCAAACGGTGTGAACCTTTAGGAGCGGGTCATATGGGAGTTCTCGAATTCGCCCTTGAGCCTCTGCCGCTGCCACCTCGTCAAAGTAGATTGCGCCTTCAATGGCCGGGAGGCACTCGCCCTCCCATGTGTGCCGATAGTCGGCCTCTTTCATCGTCGCCTTGGCATGTAGGCGCTCTGTCTCAAGCACCGCAGGAAACCAAGGGTTGTCGCTGTAATTGACCTTCTGAGCGATGCAGTCCGGGCGGCCAGTCTTGACGAAGCGCGAATAAACCGGGTCTGTATCAAGCTGCGGATTGAACGTGGCCCATATCTCCGACCCTTCCTTGCGGATCGTCGGGACTAGGACATTCCAACTCTTTTCGCTGACCGAGTGGGCTTCTTCAACCCAAACCCGGTCAACGCCCTCGAAGCTCTTGATGCTGTCTATCGTGTGCTGCAACAGCCCGGCAAAGAGGAAGACGCTGCCGTTCTTACCTCTAATCTCAGTCTCAAGCACCTCATAGAAGCTACCGAGCCCCATGCTTGCGATCTGGTCAGCCAGGAGCCGATGCACCGAGTCTTTGATGCTCTTTTGCACCTCACGGGTACACAGCACCCTGAGAGGCTTCTGAGCGGCTTGGATGAGCAAAGCCCGAGCAACTGCCCAAGACTTGCCGCCACCTCTCCCGCCGTGATAGACCTTAAAGCGGGCCGGCTCAAAGAGCGACTGTGCCCACTGCGGAAACTCAAGTTCCACGGGTCTTGAACGTCACCGAGAGGCTGTGCTGAATCGCCCCGCCGTCTTCCCCTGTCACCTCTACTGAGGAAAGATCGGGCAAAGACTTACGCAGAAGGATCTCGATTGCCTTCATGCGAGTCGGGCTTATTTCGCTCCCGCCGTTAAGTGCGTGTTCCTGCAAGACATTTATTAGCTGACTTGCTTGAATCCGGGCGCGGACTTCTTCGGTGTGGCGCTTGTTTAGGCGTGCTGCCATGGTGTTCGACTTCCTTGCGGATCGGTCGCAATAGGTCGCCCCCGTAACTGGCCCCGGTCAAGTCAGGGAGTGGTCGGGCGTTCGTGGGGCGGAAACGAAAAAGCCCGCCTAGATCGCTCCAGCGGGCCTTGTGTGATTTGGGCATGCTTGCGCCCACCTCGCTATTTAACACCAATCAGTTGAAGTGTGCAAGCGTTTAAGCGTAAAAACTTTTCGATCTATGGCGCGGCGGGCTTGGCTGCTTTCTGCCGTTTCTGCTTGAGCTTGTCTGCTAGCTCTTGAATCTTGGGCCAGTCGTCATCATGGGCGTACACCTCCCGGCGTTTAAGGCCCATCTCTGCGCGCTCTTGGCGCAGCTTCTCGACTCGTTCGCTTGCGGTCTTTGCGCTCATGGCTTATCCAAACTTTCGAAGGCGGTCGAAGCAGTCAGTTTTTTCTTTGCCTTCTTCCCGAAGCTTTTGTGCGACTGGGTGCGGCCCGTCAACCCACCCAGTAGGCCGCAAGTTGTCGTCGTAGCCCATGTGTCGATGCCTGCCATCTAGGCTCCGCTGCTCCATAACCCAGCCCCAGGGGTTGTAGGCTGAATCCTGCCAGAAGGCGGGCCAACGGGGCAGCTTTCGCCAGCCAGCAGGGCTTGCGGGGCTCTGCAAAAGGGCTTGCGCCCCTTGCTTAGAGTCCGTAGTCATTTACCACCCCGTCAATGATGATGGTGCAACCGGGGCACTTCTCGCGCCACTCGGTCACGCTGAAGCAGGACATGCGACGGGGGGCGCCGTTGTTGAAACGAACGATAAGGTGGGAGCCTTTTTGTTGAACGGTGATGGTGTACATGCTGTTGCTCCGGGTGTTGTGTTGCGATGGGTGGACTATGCCCATCGTTTCCGGAAACGTCAACAACTTTCGCAACTATTTTTCACCATCACATTACCCCCGCACCGACAAGCCGAGCCACGATCAAAACCCGCGCCTTAGCCTCTACCTCTTTCCTCTGCTCCACCGGCACCCTTGGCGAAGTCCAAGCCGCATAGCCGCAGCACAGAGCCCGGGCGAGGGCATGAATGCACGACCTGTACGGGTCGGCCAGTTCGCTAACCTGGAACTCAACAACCCTCATAGTTGCGCTTTCTAGGTCGCTGTCTAGCGCCCCGTTTGCGTCGTCGTACTGCCGGCTCGTCTTGTAGTCACCGCAAACGAGCGACTTGGGCGCATAGCCGCGCGAGATTGGCCGGCTGCTTGCCCAATGGTGCCAACGGCTCAAAAGGTCGTCCAGTGCGGCGTTAGGGCTTAGGCGGTCATTCATTGGCGGCCTTTTTCAGTTCGTTTGCTTTGGCTTGGTACTCAGCCTTGATGGCTCGCAGTCCCTCCCTTGTCCACTTGCGCGGGGTGTTGTCTGCCTCTATTGCTTCAACCCGGGCAAGTCCGATTCGCTCAATCGCGCCAAGGCGCATTTCCAGAGGTCTTCCATTGCCGTAACGATTGCAAGCCTTGCACTGTCCGAAAGCGTTGTCGGGCTCAAAGCGCAAATGGCTAGCCGAGCCCCTGCTTCTGTAATGCCCGCAGTCATAACCTCCACCGACTCCCCCATCTGGGAGACTCGTTCCGCAGCTAATGCAGCCTCTTCGTCTGTCTCGCAAACGAACATACAAATTGAAAGCACTTTGAGCCTCTGCTATGAGTTGGGGAATCGTTTTCAGGGCCTCGCGCCTAGCTTTGTCTGTGTCGCGCTCTAGCTTCTCTGCTGCTTTGCGCTGCTTCTCTGCCTTGCGTGCGGCCTTGGCGTTCTCGCTTTCGACAAGGCGCAAGGCGCATTCCTCACCGCAGACGATTTGGCTAGGCTTGAGCTTCACAAACCGCACCCTGCACCCCGGGGCGGCGCACTTGGGCAGCTTTACCGAGGTTCTGGCTATGCCTGCGGTGCGTACTAGCGGGGAACGCTTCAAACTTGCGCCCTCCACCTACACCCTGCACAGCCGGGGTCGTTTGGCTCGCCTAGCGTGTGCTGACAGTTCTTCGTCATTGGCACTTCTGCGCGCCTCAGTATTGGCACCCGGGTGGTTTGCATAACGCCCGGTGCATGTGTATCGAAGCCAGCGACGTATCTAAACCCATCCTGAACCGTCAAATGCGAGCGCAGGGGCTTGCGGTTGTGGCACCCGTAGCTCATCGCGCCCCCGGAATCTGGTTGCCGTAATAGGGCA